ATCTGCGCCTGACCGTTGACCCACTTGAGCTGTGGCTCGCGGCGCACGACCGGGCCTTTGATGCAGGCGAAGGGGAAGATCGGCAGATCGATCAGGAATTCAGCGAGCGCTTCGTAGAAGCCGCCTTCGGTGAGGATGTCATCGACTTGTTTGGCGGCGCGGTTCGCATCGTCCTCAGCTTGCTTCTTCGCAGCGCGCTCCGCCGCTTTACGCAGCATCCTCACACGATCGGCGATCATCTGCTGATCGACCGGCTGCCCCGCCTGCTGAAGCGTCGCAACCTCGATGTTCACGAGCTGGTCGATCGACTGCATGATGTTGTCCGGCACGGTAGGCACCGGAGTAGGGTCCAGATCCCACGGGCGCTCCGCACCGAGATACACATCACGCAGGAGGGCAGTAGCGCCGCGACACTTGGTGCTCGTAATGCGAGCGTAGACCTCGCTACCGCCGAATTTTCTGATCTCAGAGAGCTTGGCTGGATCGTACTGTCCCTTGTACGTGCGGAGGGCGTCGATCAGTCGCTGCGCGATGCCCTCGGTGTTTCGGAAGTTGCGCATCTCGGTCATCCGCGCACGGATGTGAGAGGCCAGTTCCGACATGACCGGATCGTCGGTTGACCCTTCCGCCTGCTGCGCCGCGACCTGTTCCTGCTGCATCATCTCCTGATTCGAAACGACACGGAGTATGCTGTGTCGCGTCGGAACCGGGATGGCCGATGGTGTCACGGGGCGAACTCCTTGATTTTCAGGCGCTGATTTACTATATGCCCCACGAGTAGTCAACTTTTCTCATAGGATTGCCAAACATGAGTGCTCGGGCTCTCCCGAAGACTTCATCACAAGTAACCCTCCCCGGCACAGACGCCTCCCTAGATCTCTCTGCACTCAATGCCCATATCGCAGCAGAACTGGCAGCAGGATTGTCAGACGCTGCCGCCGTGCGTGAGCGCTACGGGATTTCGATGGAGCAATGGGAAACGCTGAAGAAGTCCCCTGTCTTCCGCAGGATGCTCGCCGAAGCTGTCCAGACACTTCGTGGTGACCTGAACGCCGGAGCCCGCATCCAGAAAAAGGCCGACATCGTGCTCGAAGATGCGATCCCGGCCTATGACTCGATGATCCACAACGACCAGATTCCAGCACAGGCGCGCATCGACGCCGGCAAGCTCCTCGCGCAGCTCGCGGGGCGCACCGCGAAACAAGGCGAAGGCGGAGCGCCGGCCGGTAGCGGCTTCACGCTCAACATCAATCTCGGCGGGCGCGAGAAGCTGGTGATCGACGGCAAGAACATCCCGCCGGTGGATGCCGATGAGTAACATCATCAACTACGACGCGCCGAAGACGATCACGGACTTCATGCTCGATAACTCGAAGGTCCGACTGATCATCGGACCTTACGGCTCAGGCAAGACGACAGGCTGCATCATGGAGCTGATGCGCCGCGCGATGATGGAGTATCCCGATGCGAACAACGTGCGACGCACACGATTCGTCGTTGTTCGAAACACCGCGCAACAGCTTCGACAAACGGTTCTCGAAGACATCCGCAAGTGGCTCTCGCCCGCGATGACCTATCGTGTGACCGACTCGACGGTGCAGTTTCGCTTCTCGCACCCGACGCAAGGTCGCATCGAATCAGACTGGTTGTTGATCCCGCTCGACAAGCCCGAAGATCAGCAACGCTTACTGTCGCTGAACATCACTGGTGGATGGGTCTCAGAATTTCGCGAGGTCCCAGTTCGTGTTGTCGAGGCGCTGCTCGGTCGCTGCGGACGTTNCGTGCCGATCGGCGTGAAGGAAAACGCATGGCACGGAGTGATCGGCGAGTCAAACCCACCCGATGAAGACTCGGAGTGGTACAACAAGCTAGAGATTGAGCGTCCGCCAACGTGGAAGCTTTTCAAACAGCCGGGCGGCATGGACCCCAATGCCGAGAATAAAGAACCGGGGCGGCTGCCTCCGAATTACTACGAGGATCTGATTGCCTCCAACAATCCAGATTGGGTAGATGTTCACGTCCACGCCAAATACGGAAAGAGCCTTTCCGGCCAGGCTGTCTTCCGTGCGAGCTTCAAGCCAGACTTCCATGTCACGTACAACTCGCTCAAGCCGATTCCAAGCCTCCCCTTGATGATCGGGCAGGATTTCGGTCGCACGCCCGCCAGCTTGATCGGCCAAGTAGACAATCGCGGTCGCCTCCTCATCTTCAACGAGGCCACTTCGGTAGACATGGGTATCGAGCAGTTTGCAACCACTATACTGCGCCCACTCATGATCAACAACTTTCAGGGGCTCAGCAGCTTCATGGTTGCTGACCCAACCGGGAGGGACAAGAGCCAAGTCTCCGAAGAGTCGCCCTTCGATGCGCTGCGACGGCTCGGTTTCCGCGTCTATGGTGCCCCGACCAATGCTCTCGAACCACGCTTGCGCGCGGTCGAGCAGCTTCTGCTTCGCCAAGTGGATGGCGGTCCGATGCTTCTCATCGATGGAGCAAATTGTCCGCAGCTTGTTCAGGCACTGAAGTATCATTATCGGTACAAGCGCAAACAGAACATGGAACTCGAAGACAAACCGGAGAAGACGCACCCGTGGTCTGATCTCGCCGACTGCTTACAGTACATGGCGCTGTCCACGAACGCGAACTACACCGGCAAGGTGATCACGGATTCCCGCCCACGCCCGCGTCGTCCTGTACCAAGCGTCGCAGGTTGGACATGATGTCATCGCCAACAATGCCTCTTCAGCGGTAGTGTTCCCGAATCCACGGGCAAAGTTTCTGCGTCACTGGATTCCACGGGTCGTAGTGTCCTTCGAAGAAAACGATCCGCGCATCATCCGGCAGCTTGCCGCCGTTCGGTTTGATGTTCATGCGGAACGAGTACACACCGTCTTCGTCGCTCCAGTGATTCTCGTTTGGGCCGAGCACATAGTTCATCCACGCCTGATCGGAGCCGTAAAAGCCCGCGCCGCGCGCCCGCGCAATGGCCCTCTCCGGATTTTCGTTGAAGCGCGTCCAGACTTGCTGCCGCGCGCCTGCGTTCATCATCCACATCGAACCGTTCCACGGTGTACGCCGCCCGCGCACGCCCCAAATGAGGAAGTCCTCGGGGCGGTCAAAGATCGGCGTGACATCACGTGTGATCACCACGTCGAGGTCGAGCGAGATGAAGCGCGGGCCGATGATCTCGCGCATCGACGCATCGAACGCTTTCAGGCGTGGATAGCATGACGGACTGCCGGGGCCATAGATCGACTCACGCTCCCGGTGGTCGTCCCACAAAGGAATGATGCGAATTTCAGGGTCGAAGCCTTCCGTCTGATCCGTGATGACGGAAAAGCGATGCGGTTTGTTGTAGTGGCGCGCAACCATTCGCCGCAAGATGTTCACATGCTCCGGCGAATACTGCGAGCGGTACGCTGCATGTGGACGCCAGAGCCAGCAGATCACTTCCAACATTACAGCGTCCTCTCGTACGCNACGCGGATGGGGTTACGCGAACGCATATCCCCGCTCTTCTTCTTGCGTTCGAACGCAACCTTGTACTTCGCCGCCCATTCATCGCGGTCGAGGTCGCGCGTGTCCGCATCGGAAATAACAGGCTCGCCATCGCGCGTGCGTCGGCCGTAGCCGATGAGTACGACATCCTCCACGTGAACGCGCGGCACGATTGCGTCGAGTTGACGCATGAATTGATCGTCACCGCCGTAGCCACCGCCGCCGATAGGCGTGAGGTCGAGGTCGTACCCATTCACTTGCCAGAAGGCAGCGTGCTTCACGAGGAACGTGTTGGGNTGCGTCTTGCGTTCCTTGAAGTCGGGCGCAAACGTGCGCTCCATCGTGTAGTGTTTGCCTGGATCGAGCTTGCGATCCATCATCGTGTACGCCATCTCGGGTGTGAGTACGATGTCGATGTCGCTCATGAACAGCCACATGTTCTCATGGGGCTTACAGGCGACCTTCGCGCCGATGTTGCGCGCTTGATGCATGTTCCACGGCCAGTCGGCCGCGACGCGATAGCAGCGGACTGGAGCCTTGCACTTCTCCAAGATCGGCACTGGCGACACCTTCGAATGATCATCAATCACAATGATGCAAATCGTGCTGCGAAACTCTCCTTCGTAGCGGCTCCAGTTATCGACCTGAAGCTTCAGCATCTCCGGATTGTTGTAGTACGGGTAGATCAAACGCAGGGGCTCCCCGATCACTTCGTCATCCTCAAGAAGTCGTCAAAGCTGATCGTGCGGAAAGCTTCGATCAAGCTGCGATGGTTCACGTTGAACACTTCGATGTTTTCGCGGCTGAACTGCATCGCGATGTCGGCGAATTCTTGCGCCCACTCGTTGTACGTACCGCGTCTCGTGCCGCTCTTCTCATCGGCTGCCCACGGATAATCGGGATACCAGTGCTTCTCATTCTTCGGACCACGCTGCATGTCGAAGCCGAGTAGGAACACACGCTCCGGCCGCAACTGAAAAGCCCGATTCAGCGCACACGTGCCGGAGTTACTGCCGTTGAGTTTGCCNTGCTNTTTNGTCATCAGCGTCGGATATCCCTCATCATGCACGAAGGCGTTCCACGTGCTCGGAGGCTCGAAATTCCTCGGTGTGCCCTTGCGATACCAGACCTCGGGCGGGTTCAGCACCTTCAACAAACGCTGCCGACCTTCGAGCCAGAGTCGATCCATCGTGAAGGCGACGTGGCACTTGGTGTAAATCGCCGCATCGTTCACTGCGATCAGATATCCGCGATGTTCGAGATCACGCAGGTTGTACTGCATGACCGATGCACCACCTGCCAACACAATTACATCACGCACGGAGCGCTACCCCCCGTAATGGCGAGGCAAATGAATATCAATCCCCCCCAAGCCACTGCCGATATCAAGAATGCTGCCACACTGAGAAGGAAGAACAGACTGGACGCTAAGATACTGCGCCAGAAGCGAGACTTCATACGCTTACTTCCAGCGGGCAAAGTCGTCGTGCTCATGTGCAACCCTCCCATGTTGAGAGCACCGCTCTTCATATCGATCCTCTCTACTTTTTACGTGGGGCAAAAACAAAGTCACCATGAGCTTTCGCCACACGTTCGTAGCGAAGCCCATCGAAAAAGCGCTGGTAGATGGCCGCGTTTTCGTCCCACACTTCCACCGTGATCACCGGCCGGAAGCGCTCGATGGTTTGCTTCGCGCCTTCCAGCGCTTCCAACTCGTGTCCCTCCACATCGAGGAACAGCGCATCACAACAAGGCAGCTCCAGTGAGTCGATCGTCGTGGCTGTGAACGAGCTATTCGCGTCCTCGACTTTCTCCACGACACGCGACACCGCGCCCGAGCGCACGCTGAAAGGGACGATTTTGCCCTTCTTGTTGGAAAGAAGCTGATTGTGCGCCACGATACCGGGGGCTCCACGCACGTTCATACGCAGCGCTGCGAAGATGTGTGCCACAGGCTCGAACGTGTGAACGGTCGAGAAAAACTTAGCGAGGCGCAGCGGCCACATGCCGATGTTGCCCCCCGCTTGCACGGCAACGGCCGTTTTCCGGCAGAAGGGCAACGCCACGTCGATGTCGGTGACGCGGCGGATCATGTACTCATA